TGCAATTAAGGCAATGATGATAATGGATGCCTGCCCTTCGTAGCGCAGCGTAGAAGGGATAGCAGAAAAATAGCAGCAAGAAGGAAGTCCGTGAAATCCGTGGTTAATGATATGAAAATTAAAGCCCTGGCAGTAAATCAGAATTGCAAAGAAATAGTTTTTGGTTCGGATACGGCAGAACGAAAGAGGTTTTTCAAAGCTGCTTCGTTTGCGCATCCAGCGAAAATGATTCTGCCCTTGCAGATATACCTTATTGAGCATTATACAAAGCCTGGCGAGACGATTCTTGACCCGATGGCCGGTAGCGGCACGATTCTTATAGCTTGTACGTTAGGCCGAAATGTTATCTGTGTCGAGCTTGAGGACAAATTTGTGAAGATGCAGCAGGACAACTGGGAGAAGATTAAATCTATGGGGCCGATGCTGGGACACAAGATGGGTGAAGCTACAATCCTGCAAGGTGATGCCCGACAATTAGAGAATGTTCTTGTTGATAGTTGTATTTTTTCGCCACCTTATGCAGAAACTAATACAAATATAAAAAATGCCGAAAAGTTTGTTGAAAAAACTTATGAGTTAAAAAAGCAAGGGAAATTGAAAAGTGAGATGGGAGGAGATTTTAGAAAAACCTTAAAGGAAGAATTTCGCAAGCATATTCCCGATAATCCTTCCAATATTGGCAATCTTCGCTACGGAGAAATCGATGCGGTCATAAGCTCGCCGCCTTATGCCTTAGGTGAAGGAATTGGTCATAGCTCGAAACATCGAACTAAATGCAGTAAAGAAAAATATCGCTCGACAACATATACAGATAAAGTCGATGCAGTTATCAGTAGTCCGCCGTATGATGCCGAGCTTACTTGCAGCGAATCTTATAAGCGAATCAGGACCGAAACTGGAAGGGATATAACAAAGCCCTCACAACAATATGCAAAATATTCGGCAGATGCAATAATTAGCAGCCCACCATACGAAGGAACCAAACCAATTATTGATAAAAAGTTTATGAAAAAAATGGCTCAACAATACGAAGAGGGTAAATTGCCAGGTAAAAGTCATGGATTCACATCAAAATCAGTTTATTGTAATAGTGAGGAATATGCACCAACAAAAGAGAATATTGGCAATCTCAAAGGTCAGACTTATTTAGAGGCTATATTGCAAGTTTATCGACGAAGCCATGCAGTATTGAAACCAAAAGGATTAATGTGTCTCGTTACCAAGAATTTCATTCGCAATAAAAAAATAGTTCGGCTTGACTTCGACACAATAAAACTTTGCGAAAAGGCAGGATTTACTTTAATAGAAAGACTCAAACGAAAACTTACACAGCAATCATTTTGGAGAACAATCTATTATCAGCGCTATCCAACAGCGCCCAAAATTGAACATGAAGATATTTTGATATTTAAGAAAGGCCAGCGAGGATTATTTTCGGTGAGAGAATGAGATTGACTATATAGTCATATAGAATAGAAATAGGTATAATATGGCAAAGGAAGATAACGAATTTCAAAGTTTACTTACTGACCTTCAACGGAAAGCCGCAGAAGTCAGGTATGGTAAAATTCGTGTCCCTTCATTTATAGTTAAAGTGGTAAATGGTCAAATCTCACAGATTGTAGTTGAAGGTGATTATCAGATAACAGAACGTAGTTATCAACCACAAGATTAAGCCGACAAAAGTCGAAAGCGAATATGCCGGCGGGACTGCCTTTCGTAGTCGTAGTCCTGACCGGCTTTTTTATTTATGAAGCGCCTAACAATGAAACAACTTTACGCTCTTTATTTAACCACAAATTGGCCGGAAGGATGCAATCTCACTCCTAAGCAAGCATCTCGTGTGATGAAAATAAATACGAACTCTTTAAGTGAACTTATTTCCCGTGCCAAAAAGAAGTTACAGAATAACATATTATCAAAACTATGACATCCGCACCTATATATAGAGAGGATAGGTCATGTACAGACCCTGTACAAATTATTATAGCAATAAACGACAAATGCTGTCCGAGGTGTGGAGCAAGATATTATTGGCCGCGAGGAGTTCATTTTGATTTAGGAAGTAAACATGGTAAGTATTTCGGAGCGGTTTGCTTTAATTGTGGATGGAGTTTTGGGGGATTAAGACAACATGGGCTCAGCTCAACCAAAGCTAATAAATAAAGCCTTTTTTGCTGATACTACTCTAACATTTTGCGGTTTCAAAGTATTTCTGTTGATACCAGATCGCCCCGATGTTAATCCACGAGACGTTGTAACTTATTTCAATACAAAACAAAAAGAACTTCTTGAGCGTGCCTCAATAGCCAACATACATGATATTTACGAGACATCACAGAGAATGTTAAATTCTCAAAGGCCAGAGGATAATTGATGTCCAAAGTTGGACGTAAAACTAAATACAAAGGTGAGTTCTGCAATAAGCTTATAGAATTTTTTGATGTTGAGCCTTATGTCGATGTAAAAATACCTCATTACGAGAAAACCGGCAAAAAAGACAAAAAAGGCAAAAGGGTTGTTGTATGGTACGATATTAAACGTATGCCCAACAAGCTACCCACGTTAAGAGATTTTGCTAAATCTATCAAAGTTCATATTTCAAACGTTTATGAATGGTTAAACGAAAAAAGTTCTGCTTTTCAACCAGAGTTTCGGGACGCTTATATATGTGCTAAAGAGATTCGCAAATGGTTTTTGATTCAAAATGGATTACAAGGGTTTTATCCGCCTTTATCCTATAAATTCACAGCAATAAACATAACTGATATGCGGGATGTATCAGAACAAATCAATAAGGGTTCCGTTGAAATGTCTTTTAGCCCCGAGCTTCTTGAACTTGCAAAGCAAATGGCTGAGCAGTTTGCTAAAGAGGTCAAATGACCGGAGAAGAAAGTTTACAACTTATGTGTGCTGTTGATCCGTGGGCCTGGGCTTTTATCAGTAAGATAAAACTACAAGTCGGCGAGTTTAGAAAGTCCGGATATGAATATCTTATCAAGCCCATGCAGTCGCGCGCCAAGAAAAAGGTCATTGTCAAAGGTACTCAATTAGGATTAACGCAAGCATTTGTATTATGCAGTACTCATGGTCTTATTCATGGTTATTATCCACTCGGTGTTTTCTATCTATTTCCAACCTCTGACCTCGTATCTGATTTTTCAAGTTCTCGGTTTGACCCATTGATTTCAGAAAATTATGATGCGATAGGTCGATATGTTAAAAGCACTGACCGCATAGGATTAAAGCAGATAGGGAATGGTTATCTTTATCTACGAGGCGCACGATTATCTCAAAAAGTCGCAGGAGAGGCACAATCAGCCAAATTAAGTTCATTGCCTGCCGATTTGGTTGTATTCGATGAGCGGGATTATATGAGCGATGAAGCAATACCTAAAGCTCTTGCTCGTATGGCAGGTAGCACAGTAAAAGAGCAAGTGCAACTTGCAAACCCCACAATTCCCGATTTCGGCATAGATAAAGAATACCAAAATTCTAACCGCCAGATTTGGGTAATCAAATGTAAGAAATGCAACACCGAGACTTCATTAGATGAGGAATTTCCGAACTGTATTAAAGTCCGCAATGATGGTACTGGCTTTAGAGCTTGCCGAAAGTGTGGTGAAGAAATTTTTGTCCGTAATGGTTATTGGGTGGAGAGAACAAAAGCGGACAGTGAAGGATATTTGGTAAGTCAGCTTATAAGTCCCACAGTCGATCCGGCCTCAATATTAAAAGCCTATAGTGACCCTGAAAGCTGCGATACGAATATCACTGATGTTCACCGGTTAATGCTTGGCAGGGCTTACATCGGCCAGGAGGAAAGACTTCGTATAAATGATATTTACGGTTGTTGCAGCACAGAGGCTATGCTTTTAACAGAGAAAGAGCCTTGTGCTATGGGTGTTGATGTAGGAAAGGTATTAAGTGTAGTTATCGGCAAAAGAACCGGCCCTGAGCGTTATGAGCTAATTAGAATGGCCGAATTAGCAGAATGGAATGATCTCCACGATTTAGCCAAAAAGTATAATATCAAATGTTGTGTTATGGACTTGATGTGTGAAATGCACAAGGCCAGAGAGTTTCAAAAGCAGGAAAAATATCCAATATATTTGTGTATTTATAATGACCATTCACCTACAGGTTATAGATGGGACATGAAAAAAAGAACCATTACTGCAAATCGTACGGAGATAATGGATGAAACGCACAGTGTCATTATGAGTACCGGCAAATTCAAAATACCTCGAATGTGCAGTGAAGTAAAAGTATATGCCGAGCAGATGTGCGCAACAGCCAAAGTATTAGAGGAAGATAAAATAACTGGCGGCAAGACTTTTAGGTACAGAAAGCTTGGTCCCGACCATTACAGACATGCTACAAATTACTTCCTGCTTGCAGCTCGAAGAGTGCCTATTGCCAAATCATATCGACCATTTGATTCACCTAAGAAACCTATGGTAGCAAAAACTCAGGGTGCAATTTTAGGACGAAGTGTTGGATGGTAAAAAAAAGGAGTGATAACAATGGCTAAAACGCAACCACAACCACAAGAACAAGAAAAGAACGAAGTAAAAGAGCTTAAAGAAACTCTCACACCGTTCGCAAAATTGCCTTATGAATCTGCGGAACCGACCGATAAGGTTTTGTATCGACTTACACGGGGGACAACTTCGGCTGTAATTACTAACGGTGATGTAATCAAAGCAAAAAAAATGCTGGGAATGTTATAATCTGAGCGTGAGGTTGTGGGGCAATGAGCGAACCGAACACAAATGTTCTTAACTTAATAGAGTTCAACGTAAATGCGATAGAGCACAATATCGGCTGTCTTGAGAAAAGCAATGATTATCAAGAAACAGCCGCCCAAAATATGCTGGATGCGATACATGATTTCCGAGAGGATTTTAATGAAGAGAGAAAAGCGTTTTGGAAACACAAAGAGTAAATGTATAGAACATTAAAAATTTTAATAGCATTACCGGCTCTGGTCGCATTTGTAATCTTAGCTATTTATACAGTCTTTATTTACGGCACTTATTATCTTTGTACCGGCATAAAGCCGCTAAAAGATAGGTTTTCTTATCGCAATAAAGGTTTTTAAGTGGAAATAATTGGATTAAAGAGTAATGGATGAAAGTCCACAAAAGACAGTTGAGCATCATATAAAGCGGTATGATAAGCTCAAAAGCCAGAGCGCTAATTGGGATAGTCACTATCAAGACCTTGCCAATTACTTTTTGCCGCGCAAAGGTAATATCCTCGTAGTCAAATCGGATGGTAGCAAACAGTATGAGCAAATCTATGATACCACCGGCGAGGATGCCTTAGAGTTTTTCGCGACAGGCTTCTACAATAAGATGACACCTTCTACCCAGCGATGGTTCTTATTGCAGCCGAATTATTACGGAGAGGATGCAGAGGAGTTCAATGAGGTTCTTGGCTATTGCACTGATATAGCATTAGAGCAGATAAACATATCCAATTTCAAGATGGCGATTTATGAGGACTATCTTGATTTAGGTTTGTTCGGCATGGGTAATCTCTTTATTGATAAGGGTAATACCAAAGCACTAAACTATGCAACACGCCACATATCGGAATATGTAATTTGCGAGAACGCCGAAGGAATAGTCGATACTGTTTATTACATGCACAAATTTACCGCCAGGCAAGCCGTAGAGAAATTCGGCTATGATAATGTCGGCAAGAAAGTGCAAAATGCTTACGATAGCACAGATGGAAAGGACATTGATAAAAAGTTTGAGTTTCTTCATGTCATTGAGCCTAATAAAGATTATTTTGAAGGTTCACGAATCATTGATAATTGGCACATGCCGATTAGCACTTTGTGGATAGCCAAAGACGATAAGAAGCTCGTATCAAAATCTGGCTATTGGAAAATGAGGTCTATTGTTCACAGGTTTGCGAAGGGAACTGGTGAAATAAGAGGTCGCTCACCAGCTATGCGAAAACTACCTGATAACAAATTAGTTAATAAAATAATGGAAATTGTCATCAAAAATGGTGAGCAGAAAATAGCACCTTCCATATTATCACCTGCAGGCGCCTTTGATGAGGAACCCATGCTTGTTCCTAATGGAATCCTTAACTACCGTGTTGAAGCTGGTATGGACAAATTTAAGCCCGAACCCTGGAATACAGGCGCTGATGTTAAACTCGGCATAGATATAATTCAACTTTTTCAAAAATCCATAACCCGTGGCTTATATAATGAATTGTTTATGATTTTAGAAGATGATAAGACCCGGACTGCCACAGAAGTCTTGGAGGTCGCGCAGAACAAACTGGAACTGTTAGGGCCGAATCAGGGACGGCTTCAAGCAGAGCTATTTGACCCATTAGTTGAAGTTTCTGTTGATTTACTTGCCCGACAGGGCAAGTTCCCGTTTTTATCAGTTCCGATGAGCTATAAGATTGAGTATGTATCCACCCTTGCCTTAGCGTTAAGATTCAGTGAGGTCAAAGCTTTTGCAAATACTATGGCTTATATCGGGCCATTTGCCGAAATGGATCCATCTATACTTGACCAGTATAAGTTAAGTGATATTTCACGAGGTATTGGTGAAGCAATGGGTGTGCCCCATAAGTGGATGCGTTCGGGCGATGAGGTCAGGGCTATTCAGCAAGCCCGTATAGAGGCTCAGCAAAAGCAGGCGGCCCTACAGATAGCACAGGGAGCGGCTGAGGCTGTACCTAAATTAAGTAAAACAATTGAGGAAGGAAGTCCTCTGGATTCTTTGAGAAGGGCTTATAGATATGCCGGATGACAAACAGTTAATCATAGCTTTCAAAGAAGTATTCGGCTCGGCCTATGGAATTAAGGTCTTAGCGCATTTGGAAAAATATTGTTGGTTTAAGCGAAAAATGAGCATGAATACTGACTCAAGCCCAATGAGGTTTATTGAAGGCCGGCGAGATGTATATCTTGAAATTCTTGATTGGTTAAGCAAGGACCCAATCGAACAAAAAGAGCCTATGATAGCCAAGACTGAAAAGGATGTGGAATAATGCCAGTGAGAATTAGAAAAGTCGATGGCTATAGAGTATCAACGCCGCATGGGGTGAAAGCGAAGCATACAACAAAAGAGAAAGCCGAGAGCCAAAAGAGATTGCTAAATGCAGTCGAACATGATTGGGAGCCTACTGGCAAGCGGCGTAAGAAGCATGGTAAACGAAAGCCCAAAACCTTAATGAGCAGATAGGAGATTTATCATGGACGATCCAAATGCTAATCCTGATGATTCAGGGAAGTTAGTGAGTTTCGTAAATCCGGACGGTTCTTTCGCTGAGAACTGGCTGGATGCAAAGATTAAAGATGAAGAAAGCGGTGAGGAAAAGAACCTTTTCGGTGAGGACATTAGAACCGATCAGACGATAAGAAACCTCAAGAGTATTCCAAAGACTCTTGAGATGCTTAGGAACACTCAAAAGCTGGTTGGTAAAAACAAGATTGCCATTCCCGGTCCCGAAGCGACCGATGACGAATGGAATGTCGTAATGAAGGCTTTAGGCTATCCCGATAATCCTGAAGGATATAATCTTCAAATGCCTGCCGATATAGCCAAGCCCGACAATGAGCTTCTCGACTGGTTTAAAACGACTTCGCACAAGCTCCGTTTCTTGCCGGCACAAGCACTTGGTTTGTTTGCTGAATGGAATGAGCTTATGAAGCAACGCCATGAGAAATTAACTAATGATTTTCAACTCAATCTTGAAAGAGGCATGAATACCTTGCGAAGTAAATGCGGCGCAGCTTTTAAAGAGCGAATGGAAGGTGCGGAGAAGATAATTGATACCGCCTGTGATGGTCTTAAAAGATATGGATTCAATGAGGAAGAAATTAAGGACATCAATGAACGATTAAGTAACGACATTCTAAAAGACCCGCGGATCGGGGCTATTATGATGGTTCTCGGTGAAATGATTTCCGAGGACAGATTACATCTCGGCGGAAGAAAATTGGGCTTTTCTTTAACACCCGATGAAGCCAAAGCTCAACTAAACGAAATAAGGGGAGACTTAAAAGGCCCTTATTGGAAGAAAGACCATCCAGAACACAAAGCGATGGTTGAAAAGGTTGACATGCTAACGAAAATAAGTATGGGACAAACTTGAAATTTCAAATCTCAGATTTGAGATTTATTTGAAATCCAGGCAGCCTGCAAAGGTCTGGTTGATACGCCCAAAAGAGGGCCGTTGACCAAAACGTAAAATGCAGGGGAATCTGGCATGCCAGGCAGTTCTCCGAAAAACGCAGTTTAGATTTGACAATTTATTTTGTGTTTTTAAGGAGAACAATAATGGCTTATACACCTGAACCATCCTTCATAAAACAATTCGCTGATAATTTCGAGCAACTTTATATGCACGGAACGGAAGGGTCTTTATTGAGACCTTTTGTCCGTACAGAAACACAAGGCGGAGAGATGAAGTTTTTCGATTTTATCGGCGAGACAGAAGGTCAAGAACGTAGCTCACGTGATCCCATAACACCTAATATGGAAGTTCCACATACCAGGCGGAAATCCGTAATACTTCCCTGGGACTGGGGCAAACGAATTGATAGCATTGATAAAGTTCGGATGCTTAAAGACCCGCAGAGCGAGTATATGCGCAGCGCCGTAGCCGCTTATGCTAAATTTTCAGATATGACAATTCTGCATGGATTAGGAGCTATCGTCTATAGCGGCAAAGAAGGCACTATCGCCATAAATAACTATGATGCTGACGAATGCAGAATTATCAACGGCGATGGAACACTTGTAGATGCTGGCTCGGATGCTTCAGATACAACCGAAACCTATCTGACAGTGGCTAAGGTAGCTCTTATGGGCGATCTGATGGATGATTTGAATATCCCACAGTCGGACAGGCATATCGTTGCGAGCGCTATCAATAAATGGAAGTTTTTGCAAGAAACCGATGTCAAGACTTATGATGTCAATACTATCAAAGCATTGGCTGCTGGCTCATTGACGGACTTCATGGGATTTCACTTCCATTGGCTGCCGACAACTTATTTCGAGACCCATTCGGTCGATACCGGCTGTATCAAATGCTTTGCCTTCCATAAGGACTCGATAATGCTTGCTACCGGCACCGGCCCTGATGCAGAAAAAACAGAAATATATCCACACCCGGATTACTGCATGAATACGCAAATATATCTCTTGCGTATGCAGGGAGCAACTCGACTACAAGGGAAGGGAGTCATTGAGATACTGTTGAAAAAAGCGAGAAGCTAAACAAGCAGTGTGATTAGTGAGGGTGATTGATTTCTGTGTTAGATTTGACACAAATAATAAATTGACTTTTTAAGGAGACTAAGATGTATATCGCACCTATAAGTTACGGTAGGAAAAATATTCCTACAGCCTTCATGGTTGATGGTGAACCATTAGAGAATGCCCTGTATGTGCCGGAAACCACACAAAGAAAACATCTTGGCACACGCGGTCTTACATGGGATGGCCGAGTATTCAAATATGCAAAATCTGGTGATGAATGTTATGCTGGTCGCGGAAACATTTTCTATAATGCTATTCCTGCCACCGGTATTGATTATTCACTATTGGCTGCGGATGCACCTGTTGGCAGTTTATCAGTCAAAATGACGAATCAGGGAGTTGTGGCTCAGACAGAAGATGGGCTATGTGGCGGACAGATAGTTTTGAAACCAGCCGCAGGTTCATCCGATGCCATTTTGCAATTCCGGGGAGTCATTGGAAATACTGCCGGTGGCGTTAGTGATGTTATTACGATTTACCTCGATGCCCCGCTTGACAGAGCACTAACATCGGGTGTAAGTTATGGTTTCGTGATGCCTTCGCCCTGGTCGGATGTTCGGTACACCGATGCTTTAACTAAATGTTCTCATTGTGGCGTTGCAGCAGCGTATGTTAGCGCCGCAAATTACTTTCACTGGGAGCAAACATGGGGCAAGTGTTGGATTGCTCCACAAGCGGAGTGCGGAACATTGGCTTATGGTCGAGAAGTTGTCTGGCGCTATGATGGTAGCATACAGCATCGAGGCTCAAGTGGTATCGATGGTCTGGAAGGTCAGCTTGCCGGTTTCATCATGGATAACAATGAGGCAGATAATGGTTCAACTGTGATTTTCCTGCAAATCACTCCTATTTAAAAATAACAACATGGAGATAGTTCCAGACGATATAAGTGACAGGGATTTGCGAGAGGAAGTTAATCGCAGAACCCATAAAGCCGGTTATACAACCAGAGAAGGCGCGCCGATTCCGCCGAAGATTATGACGACTGTGCCTTTCGGCGAGCGAAAGTTGAATATCTGGCCAAGAGACAAAGACGGTAACTTGATTGAGTAAAGGAACAAATTATGGCAAGAGAAGAAAGTCCTCAAAAGAACGAACCAGTCGAAGAAAAGAAAAAAGCAGGTTCTTTTCGACATCAACAGATGATGGCCAAGAGAAACACACCACCATCCGAAAAGAAATAACCTGAAAGTATTGAACTGAAAGGGAGCGCCCGAGCGCTCCCTTTTCTATGTAAGGTGAAAAGAAGAAATAACTATGGCCATTTCAATTACACAGATATGTAATGCCTCACTACTTAAAATAGGAGCTAAGCCTATAAGTGATTATGATAGTAAGGAGGATACAAATGCAGAGCATTGTAGATTTTATTGGCCTATAGTTTCGGATGCCATTCTAAGAGCGCATGAATGGAACTGTGCATCGTCACGAGCGAAGCTTACTCAATATGAGAACACACCAACTTTTGGTTATAATTATTCTTATGCGTTACCTACTAAACCTTATTGCCTGCGGGTTCTACGAATGGTTGACCCCAATACCGATGGGTGTTTGGATGCAGTAAGTTATCCCTGGCGGGTAGAAGGCAGGCATTTTTTATGCAATGAAAGCACAGCTTACATAAGGTTCATAAAAAGAATAACAGACCCTAATGAATTTGATTCTTTATTGGTTCAAGTTTTAATCTATTCTCTGGCAGCCGAATTGTCACCGGTTATAAAACAAAACAAGCAATTACCGGAAGATATAGTTAATTTCCTCACAAAAATATGGAAGCCACTTGCTTACTCTATAGATGCTCAGGAAGGCTCTGTAAGACAAATGCAGGGCAAAACTTTATTGCGGTCGAGGATTATATGAAAAAAGTTATATTCATTTTATTATTGTGTTCTC